AAGTTTTTGCATGGAAAATACTTGCGGCGACCTTTAACCACCGCAACTAGCCCACAACATTCTTTGGGGCTCTCCTCGGCTGCATGAGCCTGGATCTTTTCCATCAAAGTGGGTGGCAACATCATGAGAGCAGCCCCGCTCCAGGGAATGAGCCGAATGGCAATTCGCCGTTTTCCCCAAACCTTTTCTTGCAGCTACTAAGCCGTTTGCCGCACTTGTCTTGAGTTGTAGTGCTCACACTGTCATCATTCACGTCGAAAAAGTCGCTGCCGCTATAGCTGCACTCTGAACTTTTGTATTCCCATTGGCAGATGTTTGCCACCACCTGACGATTTGGTAGCTGCTTATTGTCTAGATCAAACTTGCTGGCAAGCTCAAAACTAACCACGTCTCGGGTTTCACTTGCCTTCCGATCCACAAACCATTCCTCAACGGGGAATGTGGCGTATGGGTCCGCTGCAGTCTCGCCATCAAGAAACCGTTTTAAGGTACGGATCCTTTTGATTTTTGCGCCTGTTAAATCGTTGCCGGGGGTTGTTGCGTTGACCCCAAGCAGCAGCGCAGTAATCCCGCCGTTCAGGTTGGCAACGGTCAGTGTGGGGCGTGGCAACGTGCCGGTGTTTGTGTACTCAAAACCCTCTGCCTTGATTGGCAAGCGAACGTAAGAGTTGCCCGACCAAACAATGTTCCCGTCCACATCTGCATTGCTGCCTGCATGAAACCGCAAAATGTCTGTGCTGCCGTGCAGTGTGTTGTCGTAATGCAGCTCAAACAGCTCAATAATTGCGTTCAGTGCTAGCCCTGACAGGTCGGCGTAAACAGAACTGATTGCAGTCCAAACAGCAGTGTTGTCGGTGACTGTGCTGCCAATATCAGTTGGCCACGTTGGCTCTGCGCTAGCTGACGTTCCAGCCGTGGTGCATTTGAACACCAAGCCGCTGTTCTGCGTAACGCTCGCACGACGGATGTCGCCAACAGCGAAAGCGGTACTAGCAGCCCAAGCAGCAACAGCCATTACGGTTCAAAGACTTCTCTAAATGTTGCCTGGATTGTGGCGCGATTCAAGTACGGAATTGACTTGCTCCAGGTCTCACAGACAAATTTGGAACTGCTGGCTTCGCCTGGTGGCGTGAAATCAAAGCTTGCACTATCTGCAGCTCTTGCGTCTAGGAACGTTTCGATGGTGTCTGAGTCGGTTTCTGAAACTACAAAAGTCAAGCTGTACGACTTTGGGTTTTGATTAAGCCCTAGCAGTGTGCGTTGTTCGTAGCCATCACCGAAGCGCACCGTGCGAGTTGCTGGTGCGCTTGATTTTTGTATGCCGTAGGTAGGCGTGATTGAAGGGAAGGTTGCCATTATGCAAGTAAGCCTCCAGGACGTTTCTGTTTGATTAGCTCTGCTTGAACAGCCGCGCCAAGCAACTTGCCGAGCTGTCCTGCTTCTTCAGAATCGCCCTCAACACTAGAGCCAGAAGCATCGACGTTCACAGTTACGTTAGCGCTGCCCATTGCATTGTTCGGAACAATGTTGCCTTGAGCGCCTGGGACGAACAACTCAGGCCCACGTTCCCCGACCAAATAAGGCCGGTTGCCAGTGACTGAACCGCCCAACGCCTTTTGACCAAATATTGGAAGAGGAACAGGGGTGTTTGCTCCAACGCCTGAATAACCTTGAATCTGATTCAAGCTATCCGTGTTAATTGCGTTGCCGCCACCTCCCATCCCCGCAAACATGCGGGCGATGCCGATCGCGATGTACTGGGCGATCATTTGCTTAGCTGCTTGGAACAGCATGTCTGCGATGCTTCTTAGGAAGTCAGCAAAGGCTTGCTCTGCTGTTTTTGTTCCTTCGACGACAGCTACGAGACTGTCAAACAAAGAGTCTGTTAGCGGTGTCGTTATTGCAAGCGCATCGTTAAAACGAGCTTGAGCAAGCGCCGCTTCGTCTATTGCGGGCTGATATTCTTTATATCTTGCTATTTGATTTTGTAACTTAGTCTCTTGTTGTTCAAGACCTTCTCGGACGCTCGGCGCAAGCGCAAATATGTTTAGCTGCTCGTTAACGTGAGATAACTCTGCCCCGAGCAGTTTCAAGTTGTTTGCGTAGCTTAAAGCTTGCTGCGCTTGTAATTGGTTACTGTCCCCAAAGAAAGGATCTAAAATAAATTGTTGGTTTGCAAACGGGCTTGTTTGCTGTATTTGTTCTTCAGCGTTTAATTTTGCCTTTAAATCTTTTAATTTTTCTTCTTGCTGCACCTTAAGCTTAGATAAGCGGTTAGCAGCCTCTGCCTGCTCAACAGTTTGAACCTGCTGGTAATACAAGTCTTTTGCTATTTCTCTTTGCAAAGCGTATTGCCTAGTTATAGCAGTTCTTTTTTCTTCTTCTACCACACCTATTAGTGCGCTTGCTTCTTGCAAGTCAAGTATGCCTAAGTTGACATCTAACGTTTTAGAAAGTTGCATTTGCTCTTGCTCATACAGAGCAAAACGACCTTCTTCTCCTTGCCTAAATTTTAAATCGAGCTGTTGTCTTTGGTTTAAAAGTCTTATACGGGCTACAGCGCTAGACAACTGTTCTTTGCTTAGCTGACGCTGTGCTTCGATAACCCGATTAGTGCCTTCTGCTTCAGCAATAGTTAAATCAGCTCTGGCTCGATTAAGCTCTACAAGTTTTTTGAGGCTTGCTTCGCTTTTTTCCCCTGTAGCAGCTTTTTCTTTTTCGTACTCACCCTCCAAGTTATTAACTTTTTCCTGGGCCTGTAAAACAGCCAGTCTTCTTGCGTCTACAGCCAGCGTATCTCTCCGGGCTGTTAATTGACGCTGAGCCAGTGAAGCCTGCAGGTCTCCAACAGTTTTTAAAAAATCTAACCGGTCTTTAGTTGCTTCATTAAGGTCTTTTTCGCTATCAGTTACGTCGTCTATAGCCTTTGCTTGCTCTTTAAGAACATTTAACTGCTCTTTTAAATTTTTAAGTCTTTCTTTTTGCCTTGGGGTAAGATCTTTAAAAAGTTCAAAAGTATTTATTTGTTGTTCTATTTTTCTTTGGTTAACCTCATTGCTGGCAGCAGGAGTGCTAGGAGCTTTAGGAGCCAATCCTTCGAGAACACGAGAAATTGCATTTAAAGTGCCGGTGGTAAGACCTTGAAGAGATATACCTAACCCTTGCAGTGAGTCATCAAAACGTTTACTTGCTTCTGCAAGCTCTTCAAATTGTCTTCTTGCACTCTCTCCATACACTTCCGCAAATCTATCTCTTAAAATTGCTGCCGTTTGTGCTGACTGACCTTGGCCAATTAAAAAACTAGCCTGACCCCCAAAGCCACCCCTTCTGCCTACTCCCAACACAGGTATTAGCTCTTTAGCTGTTACAGACAACTCGGTAAATATACGAGCTGTCCCTAAAGCAGCAGATCCTAATTTATCTAGTTGCTGGCCTATAGCACTGCCAAGAATCTGGCCGCCAAAACCAAATGCGCTACCTGCTAAACCGCCTGCAATTGAGCCTGGACCACCGCCAAACAACAGCGGAAAGCCAATACCAAGCGCAGCGCTTTGGAAGCCCTTCCCAGACTGCTTTTTCTGCGCTGCGCTACCGCGCTTTGCAGCCGTTCTATTTCTAAGCCTAGTGTCAAAGTCTTTTAAATCTGCATCATTGGCTCTTTTACTAGCTTTAATATTTTCTTGTCCAATCCTTTTAATATCTGCAAGCTTTTGCCTAAAAACAAGATCATCATTTTTAAGTTCTAAATTTGTAATCTCTTTTTCTTTCCTGGCCTGCAAGTTTGTAGCCTCTTGAACAGCTTGCTGAAGCCGTTTTGACGCTCCAATGGCCGCCGCTGCTGGGGAAGCCGCGCCAGGGCCAATAGGGCCTGGGTACTGCCCTAATCCCTTTTTTCGCTCCTGCAACAAAAGACGCTGTTGCCTAAGAAAGTCAGCGCTTTGTTGTTTTTGCTCCCGAAATAATCTTTTTCTTGCTTCAAGCTCTTCTTGGACTAAACGCTTTTCGTCTCTTCTAGCCTTAAGTCGCTCTTTTACACTGCGTCCATCAAATTTAGACAGCTTTTGTATTGTTTGTAATTTTTCAGTTAACTGGTCTAACTCTGTCCTGAAAGATTTAAGCTGAGCAAGGTTTTTTACTTGCAGCTGAATATCTACGTTGTAGTTAGCCACAGCGAAACACGTAGAGCCTTGCGCTCCAGTCTACCGCCCACCCATCGTTCGCGCCCCTTTGCCTGCCTTAGCGTTCTGGATCGCCTTCTCCTGCTGCTCGTTATGCAACTCGAAGTAAG